ATAAAATAAAATAGATTTTTTCTCATTTAACTATTGACATTTATTAGCTGGACTTATACTTCTATGAGGTCGAAACTCAATGTTTCATACCTCTTATTGTTGATAGTCCATATCTTGATAGGTGCGCTTCTATCGCCTACATAAAATGTACGTGTTTCATCAGTGCCACTCATAGCGTCAGGATATGTCACTCTGATATATTCGGGGTTCACCATTTGAAGTATCTTTGCCGTCCTAGCCATGTCTGTACCACTCCATGACAATTTAAGCTGTCGTTTCTGTGCTATTCTATTCTTGTGCATTTGAGCGTCCTGTGTACGTCCACTGTCGCTTGCAGACACATCAATCATGCCCCATTCAAAAGTTGACGGAGTAGGTAATGCCACTCCGTCTACTAACATCATTGCCATATTGTTACCTCGTAAAAAGACACCCACATAGGTGTGAGTGTCTTAGCCAAATTCATTTGCTACAATATATCGTTGTCCATGCTTTGCCTTACCTACCTGTGTCATGCGATAGAGTGTTTCGCTGTCACACTTAAACACGTTTTCAATGATAGGTGCAGAATTTCCACCGGCATTAGAGTTCATCATTACTTGTGCCATGCCCTCCATGACAGCCTGTTTAATTCCCTCTGTGATTTGTTGGTTATTTGCTACCACGTTTTTGCCGTTTGAGAATTTACCTATCATCTCATTATGGTTTGCTAAAAACATTCCGTCCTCGCCCTTTGGGAAACCGCCTTGACGATAATACCTAATAGATATTTTTGGCAAACTGAATTTTCCAAAATCTTCCCAACTTACTGACAGATGAGGGATTTTAATTTTTGCTGTTATGCTCGGTAAACTAATTCCTCGCCAAACACTAGGCAGATTATTCATCTTCCTTTCTGTTCCACTCATAGAATTATTTGTGTTTGCAAGTGACCTACTGGCTTTGGCTGCAAAATCTGAAAATGAGCTTTTTGCGCCATTTGTGCTCGAATTTGCCTTGTCTTGCATTTCCCCCATTTTTGCCTTGTTGCCATTAATAGAGTTATTTATTGAGCCAAGAAATCCCAAAAGCCCGTTTTTAAGCCTTGAAAAAGCGCTTTGAGAATTTGTCGAGCTTGTACTTGACTTGTTCTCCATCTCTCCCATTTTGCCTTTAGTTCCGTCTATGCCGGAGTTTATATTGCTAAATGCTTGTCCTAGTGCGTTTGCGAGTCCATTAAACACACCCTTTGAATTGGTTGTGCTTGTACTTGACTTGCTTTCAAGTTCTCCCATTTTATTTTTGGTGCCGTCTATTGCCGAATTTGTACCGCTTAGAGAGCTTTTAACGCTATCGCTTGCGGTTTTGTGAGATGAACTAATGTCGCTTGTATCGTCTTTTGTCTTTTTCCTGTATTCGTCAAGTTTGCGTCCGGCTCCCGAAATATGTTCACTTGTCTTTCCTACACTTTTTCCGACACCATTCTGCATATCCTGTACGGCTTGGTCTACTTCTTCTCCGTATTTTTTGACATCATCTTTTGTTACCTTTGCGCTTTCACTTATAAGTGGTAATTCCACAAAAGGCAGTTTATTTAGCTTTGTAATAATTCCGTTGATAAAGTCTACTAGCCAATTATTTACATCTGTTACAAGGTTTCCACCAAACTTTGCCAAATCTCCCGAAATATATGTCAATAAATCAGTCCACCAACTTGTATCACTTAGGTTTTTGAAAATATCACCCCAAGTGACATCTGTTCCGGCTATCCAATTTCCCACTGCCAAGCCTATGTTTGCGGCGGCAAGCACTATAGCCACAGATACAGATATTTGCCATGAAGCACCAAGCAATTTAGCTCCAAGTCCTGTCATTAAAGGTGAGACGATAGAATTGACATTAGTTCCTGTTGAGTCGAAAAACAGCGAAACACCATCTGCTGCAAGGACTAATCCAACCTTTGCAGAAACGCTTGATAATTTTGACGATAATAACGCGCCAACTTTTCCGTCTATTCCTGTTAATTTTGCAAGAGCAAAACCGGCTACGATTGTCGCGCTCAAAGGGTCCTCTTTGAACCAGTTTGCAAGTCCTGTTATAATTCCCTCTGCTAATCCATTGACAAGCTCGTGAACATCTTGAAAAACTCCTATCCAGTCAATATTTGCGAAAAATGTACCTATTTGAGTACCAATTTCAGCCCAATTTGTGTTCTCTACTGCTGCTGTTAGTGTTGAGAGTATTCCTTTCGCCCATGCTGATATAGTCTGCCCCAATAACGCAAAATCAAAATTCTCAAAAAATCCATTAATGCCGTTAGCAATCGACAAGCCAAAATTAGACCAGTCAAATGTTGTACCGAATGAATTAAGGAAATGCAAAGCTGTGTTCAGTGAACCGGCTATTGTTGCGCCCAAATCGTAAAAGAGTCTTGGGCTGATTAAGCCATTAAGGAAGTCTGCAAGTCCTTTTCCGAAATTGTCAGCTTTCCGATAAATCTTCTTCCAATCAATGCTCTCCATAGCACTCGCAAGAGCGTCACCGATGTACTTTCCGAGTGAGTAAAGGTCTTTGATTGATGATTTGTATTTTTCAATCAATCCATCGGTCTTTTTCAGTGAGCTATCAACACCACCGCCAGCTCCACCGCCGCCTGAACCGCCACTGCCCGAACCTCCGCCACTGCCACTATCGCTGTTATCGTCAAGTGCGTGTATCTCGTCTATGCTAAGCAATGTCTTTTTAAGTTTTTGAGCTTTCTTATTAGAACTATCAGCGCTATCGCCAATATCGCCTACTCCGCCAGCTATGTCCTCCATGCCGTCAACAGTAGCACCGCCACCGCTTATCTCGATAGTCCAGCCGAAGATTGCTCCGAGTGCGTCAGCTACAGTTTTTGTAAAGCTGATAACCTTAAGCATTACCTTGCTTAAGGCTTGAACAAATGGCTTTAAAGCATTGATTATTACGCTACCTATGATACTGCCCCATGCTTGGAACTCTTGCTTAAGGACTCTTATACTGTTGGCCCACGTATTAGCGGTCTTAGAGAAGTCCTGCTGTGCAGCTTGCGTATTTGCCATGACATAATTATATCTTAGCAATACCTTTTCAGCTTGCGTCATTGACTTGATATTTGCGTCAAGTCCGTTTTTCATAGCCCACTCTGAAAGTGTGGCCTGTGTTAAATCAAGTCCATATCTCCTTAATGGTGCGATTGTGCCTGTAAAAATGGATTGTAGGCTTTTTGCAACATCAGCTTGGTCTACATCATAGAATGAAGCCATATCGCCAGCCAACTTTGTGAGATTAAGTGACATATCAGCCATACTGTCTGTAGTCTTGTATAGCGTGTTATTTTGGCTCATAAGAGCTTTATTTGCCACTGCCGTACCATTTGCCACTTGCTGTGATGTAATACCTACAGAAGTGCCTAACGCTTGGAAACGGCTTGATATTTGCTTAACTGTCAGCTCTGACATTCCGAAGTCTTGAATTGATGTTTTTGTAAAATCATCAACCTTGCTTGCCATATCGCCAAACGTGGTATCTACTACGTTCTGAACCTCGGTTAATTGGCTCGCTAAATCAACTGCACTGCCTAGCTTTCCGACAGCTCGCATAACTAACCAATATGTTGCATAAAACTTACCAATGGTTGAAGCTAAGCCACTAAAGCCACTCCTTGTACGCTTAATCGACTTGCTTGTGTTTGAAAAGCCTGTTACAAGTGACCTACTAGCCGAGCCGACTTTCGAGCCTTGTTGTGACAGATTGGCAAGTGCATTAGTCATTTGAATAATGTTGTTGCTGACTCTCGGTGCGTTAGATAATGTTGTCATTACCTCTTTCAGGGCGCTGCCAAGGTTTCTGATGTTATCCGCAGCATATCCGGCTGATTTTGAACCGAGTTTTGAAATTGAAGCTGTTAGCTGTGTAATCTCTGCTGATTGCTTTGAGATATTCGCAAAGCCCGACAATTCTGTTGCCATGCTCTTTAAGGCACTTGCTGAGCTGACAAGTCTTGCAGTATCAAGGTTGCCGAGCTTTTCCATGTTAGTGGCAATCTTGCTAAAGGTACGTGTGTCAATACTGCTCACACTTCTAAGTGATGTTGCAAGTTGAGACATTCCACTCGCAAAATTGCTTATGCTTGCACCATTGAGGGAATTGAGAGTATCTCCAAGTCCTTGCAACTTAGCTTGTAAATTGCCTATGGCTCTAGTCGCTTGTTGTGCGTCCGACTTGATTTGAAGCTCAATGCTCTCTGCCATTTTCTCACCTCCCTGTATGTAATAAAAAAGAGAGCTACCCTAAAGTAGCTCTCATGTATTTATCCTTTGAGCAGATAGTATGTTGTAATCAATCCAACATAACCATCTTGCTTAAGACCTCTATTCTTTTGAAATACCATGACACATTTAGAAAGGTAGTCCGTCCACTTGCCGTAATCGGCATCAAGTTTGTAAAAATGGTACTTGTCATGCAGAGTTTTTCTCAGCCACTTAATGGCTGTCGGGCAATCATGAATCTGTCCGCTCCACAAATTGTGATTTTTGGCAAATCTCTGTGAATTGGCTCCGAACTTGCCATCTTCCTTAAGCTCGTCTGTGTCAAATCCGATGTTCATGGCATGTTGCCATTTCCTTACATCTTCATTATTGAGGTAATATTCCTCGTTGCCTTTCCAAGCGTTATTTTTTACCGGAGTTGCCGTTGGTGTCGGAGTTGCTATTGGCGCCGGATTATTCTCTATTCCGTCACCCTTATCAAGCTCAATATAGAGTAAGTTAGCGTCAGTGCTGTTATTCAGACCGCTACAAGTAAATGCGCTCGAATACTGCCAACCATACAGAGGGTGTTTAATAACAGGCTTCTTTGCGCTATTAGGCTCATCACCGATAGACATTCCCTTAGTTGATGGATAGCGTGCAATCCAAAACGGACAGTTAATCTGATTAGCATATGGCAGGATGTAAGTATTGTAGAAACTGAGTCCGGTGTATACTCCAAAGTTAAGCCCGACACTCTTAATAACGCTCTGATATGTGTTGATAATATCAATAAGTGTCTGTCCGAGTCCTTGCTGACATTTATCTTCAACATCTAACCAAACAAAGGTTTTTCTTCCGGCAAGTGTCTGAATAACCTTATTTGCGTCTGTCTTTGCCTTTTCTACTGTTGTAGCGTATGAATAGTTATAAACACCTTGTATTGGCATTCCTACATCAGTACAGCCTTTCCAATTTCGCTCAAAGGTTTTATCCGGATTAAGGTCTTTGCGAATTATTTTAAGGATTGCAAATTGCACTCCAGCCCACTTAACCTTACTCCAATCAATATTTCCTTGATATGACGATACGTCAATTCCTTTATATGTCATATTTTCACCTCATTAATCAGGACTTTCAGGTAATCCTGACTGTCTTAATGCGTTAATTCGTTGCTTCATCTCATAAACGGCAATTTCCTCATTAGACTCCTTGTATTTAGGCTCGTTATCTTTTGAGTATTGCTCATTTAATGATTTTTCAATGTATTTTGCTCTTGCCTTGTTGCCATTTAAGGCTCTGTCGATAGCTGTAAGAGTTGCGCTTAATCCATATGTGCCCCACCAGGCCCACATGTTGGAGTCGGCTTCTTTTTGTGCAAGCATATAAGCCTTTGAATAAGGCTCTAAATCAGCCGGGCAAGACATATCTATGTCCTCAACACTGAATCCATAGCCTTTAGTTGCTAAAAGCCAATATGGGCGGATTTCGTTGCAATACACTTCCCATGTAAGCTCTTTTACTTCTTGATTGGTTTCTTCTTGGCTGTCTGTACCTCTTTCGCCAGCATCTTCGATAAAAAACTGTTTTTCTCCATTTCAGCCGACAAATCATTGTAGAGCGATTGTAAATCTCCACCCTCTTCATTCTCTGGGTCAAGGTAATCGTCAAGTAAATCGTATACCTTTTCGAGCTGTTTCTCTTTTGCTTCTTTATTGTCAAAATCAAAGCCAAATTCGTCAGCGTGGAATTTCTGCAAACCTACGAGTAAAAACTCCGGTAAAAATTCAAGCATGTTGTCAATGACTTCAAGCCCCTCACCCTGTTGCTCCATTCCTACGAGCCTTGGGATAATTTTATTCTTAACTACCGGTGCATATCCGAATTTAACTGTATATTCTTTTCCATTTAATTTAATTGTCATTTTATCTTTCCCTTTCTCCCTAATTTATATAGGGAAAGAGGCAGTTTTAACACTGCCTCGATTACCTTACTATATTGTTTCTTCAAGTTCGCTGTCAGCCGTGCTATCATCATAGCCAACCGCTACGGCTTTTTCCGATTGGCTCATGATTTTTTTGTGAGTGTGATTTCTGTTGGATAGCCTTGGTCATCCTCTGTTACCGCAACATCGTAGTTATCCTCAATCCACTTAGGCACTGTCTGAACTGATACAGTCGCAGTTCCTGTTAAGTGGTCATCAGAGGCCTCACCTGGGGCGAATGATTCTTGTCCGATAAAAGCACAGATACCTTCTGAACCTTTTCCGTCTGTACCATAGAGAATAATGAAGTCGAGCTTCTTACCCTCGTTAGTTACCATTTCATCTTTGTACTTCTTCTCAAAAGCTCCCTCAACTTCCATTGAACCGGCTGAACGTCTGCCCATTTCCTGTGTCTCTACTAAATCTTCAAGAGTTGAAGTATCTACCATGTTCTGTGAACCGAATGGTGAGGGAATCGATTTTGCTCTGATTAAGAGCTTGTAAGTTCCAGCCCAGTATTCGCCACTTGCGGCGGATGCGGTTGGTGTCTTGTAAGCAATTCTGCTTTTTAATCCTGTTGCCATTTCTAATCCTCCTTATTTTTCATAAAAAAATAAGAGCCAAAAAGCTCTTATAATCTATCGTTCCAGTCGAATGACCGCCTAGCACGTAATGTTGCTGTCCATAATTTGCCGTTTTTTCTAGCGAATGGAGCTGTTGTCAGCTTGAATGACATAGCTTTGTATTCATTAGCCACTGTCTGTGCCACATTCAAGGCTTCTGAACGGCTTTTATTCGTTGTAACAATTACTTGTGCCGTAAATAACACTGTATTTATTCTTTCACACTCTAAATCCTCGTTCTGCTCAATAGGTTCGAGTGCTTGAACTAGCACTGTTGGGAAACTAGCCGTTGCACTGTCCGACTGTTCCTCTTGTGTAAATTTAAGTTTGGGATATTTAGTTTTCAATTTTTTCTCACATCGGGTTTTTAAAATCGCATATGTGAGGTTTTCAAGGTCATAAACCCATTGATTTTGACTTGCCACTTTATCACCTCAACTAAAATTTTTCCGTGCCGTTTTCATAATGTCATTTTCCATTTTTAAAAATGCGCTATACATCGGCATTGTAGGTGTAATGCCGTATGAATGGTGTAATTCTCCGCTTTCGTCTCTCCAATACCAACCCTCACTATCGAATGCGTGTGTCTGCCCTGGGAAAGTTCCTTGACCGCCTCTTGCGTCATTGAAGTGTGGTTTAGCTTTCCAGCCCGAGCCGTATTCAGCCATAAGCAAAGGCGATACATCGACTGTTTTGAGTCCGTCAGCCGTCTGCCATGTGCTTTGTATCTGCCCTGTTTCGGTAGCAAGTACAATAGCTGTACAGCCGTCTGTTGTATCTTTAATTTCGTAACTAAATGTAATATAGTGTCCAAAATTGCCTGTATTTGCTTGTGCTACAGCTATGCCATTACTAGCAAGCTCTCCAACAAACGCTATGCACTTGTCCTGTAAGCGGTCTTTGTATTTTTCAAGCTTGTTTATCGCATCTTGTATAGATTTTTCTGTCAGAGAAATGTCAATCTTCATAATTACACTTCTTTCACAACTGCTTTGAGCATGTATTTAACTGAATAGAGAGAGGGTTTTACTCCCACTATCGTAAAGTCTGCGGAAGTTGAATCAACTAATCCGTTTTCGTCTTTTGTAGGCTCGCTATCAAGCCAAATAACGTCACCTTTTTTAAAAGGGTATTCTCCTCTGTCTGTCAGCAAAACAGCGTCAAAATCAGCCGTATTAAAGCCATATTCCTTGTTCTGTGCTTCTCCTCCGTCAAATGATATATTCGCCCTAAAATCAACCGGCTCCGAAAAGCCTGTTTCCTCATGGGTGTAGTATATCTTCTCTCCGTCCTCTGTTTCGTAAAACTTTAGATTCCCGTCCTCGTCTTTTTCATAGACTGTGACAGTTTGACCTTGAAGCGCGTATTTCATGGCTTGCTTATTGATGTCAAGCATTTTTCTTTACCTGTTTATAAATCTGATTAACACCTGTGCTTGACAATCCGGACACAATTCCTACTGCTATTGCGTCAAGAATGTCATTTGCCGGGAAGTCCGGTATTACATACATACCTATGACGCCTAAGATACCACCCGCAACACCTACGATTATAGGAATATAATTATCCTTAATGTGTGGGATTGCTTTGGCTCCTAAACCTATCAGATATGTAATTACAACGATTGCAACTACTGTTGATACTGATGTTATATCCATTCTGCTATGCCTCCTTATCTTCGTTAAGTCGCGCTTCCAATCCGTCTATTCGGCGGTGTGCTGACTTTACACTTTCCTCAACTTTAATGATCCTGTTATCGTGAGAATTAAGTTCTCTTCTCATTTCTGTAACTTCATTCTTTATCTCTGTTGTGTTGCTTGATATTGTGTCAAGTTTCATGTTTATACGTGTATTTTGTTTTACACGCTCCGTAAGTTCTGCGTTATCAGACTTTTTGTTGTTCTTAAGATTGAGTCCTAAGGTAAACAGTCCGAAAAAGACGGAAAAAGCAACTGAAATAATGCTTATAATTACTGCTATTGGCATTGATATACCGCCTTTCATAATTAATAATTGGCACACCGCCCACCACCACTTAATGTGTACCGCCTGCTACCACTTTGCCGACATCAGTAAAATGGTAACGCACAATCTTCTTTTGCTATAGCACTTTGACAAAAGGAAAAACCCCGACAAACAGCTTATCTCTGTCTTTCCATGTACGGCTCACTCCACCCTCACTCAATGCGCTCATGTAGTTCTCACCGGCTTGTGAATGGTCGTAGACGGCAAGATTGATAACGACATTCTCAAACTGCTTTAAGTCGGCAGTTATATCATCATCAGTGAAAGTGTCCGGATAACACCTTTTTGCTTTTACATCTTCCGTAGCCTGTTTAATAAGCTGTTCAATGAGTGGGTTATCTTCCTTTTTATCGAATACAACCACATCAGATGTTGTATCATCATCGTTTGTGACAGTTTCAATATGAAATTGTTTAAGTCTGATTTTTACTTGTTCTAGTGTGGTGTATTCCATGCCAAGCTCCTTATAATCCAAACTTTTCAATTAACATTTTCTTCAAGTCACCGCCATTTATTTCTGTGGCATTTTCGATACCATTTTCGCTCGCAAGCTTCTTTAGGTCGGCTGTTGACATTCTGTTAATTTCTGTCTTTGTGTATGGTGTTTCAGGTGGGTTCATAAAATCAGAAGGTACCGAATTGCTATTGCTTTCCGGCACCTCGTCTCCGACTTTATACCACACTCCATCATGCTTTATAGAGTGCGTTGCTATCATAAGCCTTAATCCTCCTTAACTTTGAGAACCATAACGCTATCCATACCCTCAAATGTAGGTAATCCAATCATAGATACGATACAGTGAGTATTGATAGGATGATTTGTAGCATATGTGTATACAGATACACCGGTCTCAACAAGTGAGAGGTTTCCGTCTGTAATACTTCCGCTTCTTTCCTCTGGAGTCTTGCCGAATGTGTAATCGCCAAGGAATACTCCGGCAGACTGTGCAGATACAATACCTGTTGGTACAAAGTACTGTGTCTGTCCCGACTCATCAACATAGAGTTTATCGTATACTTCAATCTCGATACCATATCCTCTAAGGTATTCAGTAACCTGTCCTTGCTGTAATCTGATACCGCCATTGTAAGCTGTGATACCGAGTACCTGTTTCTTAGTGTCCTCTGCCTTAAGCACCATTTCCCAAGTCTCTGTATTCATGGTAAAACGTGTAAGTGAGTAGCCTGTAGCCTTTGCAAAGTCTCTACGAGCTGTAATAAGGTCATCAAGTGGCGCACATGTGGTAGGCTTATCCCATGCGCTTGTGCCGGTAATTGACTTAAAGTGCTTTTCCTTATGTTCTGCGCCATTGTCGGCTGTGTAATCAACGACATAGTTCTTATCGCCAAGCACAACCTTTACCTTTGGTACACCATCTGTAGGTGCAAGTAACTGCCAAATCTGTCTCTCCGGTACAACTAATGCACCCTCAATTAACATCATTGGTTTCTTTGAGATTTCACGTAATACGTTATTGGCAAGGCTAGAGTTCTCAGAAGTTCTGTAATTGTCGTACTCCTGTTCCTCTTTCTCTGTTACCATATATCCCTCACGATAGAATGGCATAGAGTTCTGAATGTCAGAGAAGCCTCCAACATCTCTTAACTCTGCCTGTGCGTCAAAGTTTGAAGCTTTGAGCGATACCGGCAGTCCGTTCTTACCCTTGATAAATCTAAGGTCGAGTGAGTCCTGTTTACGTGTTCCGAATTTTTGTCTGCCAAGATAAGGGGCAGTTCCTAATGTCTTCTGATAATTGTTCCACATTACACCGAGACTTCTCGCTGTAAATGCTTCTGCTAATGGTAATGCCATGTTCTTCTACCTCCTTTTAAACCTGACTTGCTACAATCTTTGGCGCACCATAGAAAGTAACTCTAGGTGTTGCAGTTCTAGCTTCATCTGCGATTGAAAGTGACTTAACTTTCTCCCAATCAATAGTTCCCTGATATACATATGTTCCAGGCGCATCACCCATTGTTACATCTACATCGTGTAACAGATAGCCCTTGCACTCTGCATCATTGCTTGGGAATGGTGTACCGGCTGGTACAATCTTCATTCCGTTTGTGTCTGCGCTTGTTACCATAGTCTGTGGCACAAGGCACGCTGCACCCTCATAAGGGAAAAATTTTAAAATTCCTTTACCCTGTGTAAAGTCTCTTACGATTGGTTTTCCCATCGTTCTACCTCCTGTTTTAAATTACATAGCTGTTTTGACTTTCAGCACTTGCAACTGTACCGAATGAGATTTGTTCTGCATTGGCTACATCTGCTGGCTTTGAGTCGGGTTCATTATTGTTACCGCCATTGCTTGGATTAGGGGTACTGTTGAGTGCATTTTTCTCATACTCCGCAATCGCATTGGCTTTCATGTCGGAAATAATTTTGCCAAGTGATGTTGTGTCAAAAGAGCCATCCTCTTTTACTACTGTCTTTGCTTGTTCTGCTGTAATGTCAAAATCAGACATTGCACTTTCACGTAAATCTCTCACTGCCTTGTCTTTCTGTAGTTTGGCTATCTGCTGATTGGCTGTCTCTAAGGCTTTATTCGCCTTTTCAAGCTCCGTCATGTTGCCAGTCTGTAGTTCATCAAGCTGTTTCTGTAAGTCCTCTGCTGTGTCAGCCTTAGCCTTGTACTGGCTTGCTTTGTTCTTTTCCTTGGCAACCTCTGAATTGTTCTGATTAAGCAGATTTGTAATCTGGTCATCTGTTGCTTCTGGAAATAGTTTCAATACATCGTCTCTTGTCATAATTACCTCCGTAAACTCACGCTTTTGTTACCGCAGGTCGCTCCTGCCGAGTTCTACCATTTACCGCATGGTTGCAAAATTTTGTATAATAAAAAGCGACTGCCATAATTGACAATCGCTGATTATTTAAAGTATCTAAGAGTGCATCTGCACCCTGCTATTTCTTTTGTCGCCGCTCCTAAAGAGTGGTCTTTTGGAAACATCATTTCTGAGCCTCCGACTTTGAATGTGTCGAAAATGCTTATTTTCTTATTATCAACAGCCATGTGCGTTTTTCTTACGTGGCTGTCTTTCATTGTTACCCACATTTTTGTTTTATATCCCAGCTTGAGCATTTTTATCTGTTCTCGATAATTCCCAATCACATTCGCTTCATTTGCGGATATATTTTTTGCCCGAAGCTCTGACGTGAAATATTCTTCATCAGAATTTTTAACCGTGGCATCAACAATTTCTTTCGATATATATTCAGAGTAGGTTACTATGTAACTAGGTGCCTGCTTGGCTTTCATAAACTGCGTAGCAAGACTTTCATATCTGATTTTGATTTCTCTAGTCCAAGTTTCTACTTCTGTCTGTTTGCTTGCTGATATTGTGGCAAAAAGCATGAGGAAAATGTTTTCAAACTTCTTGGCAAGTTCTATTCTGTCCTGCTTTTCCTCGTCCGTTAAATCCATTTCGCCAAAATATGTTTCGTAGTCAATATCTTTGATTTCGTCTTTATTTAGCGTGTGGATTTCATCTGCCATCTTTTATTACCTCAAATCAAAAAGACAGCCAGTTATTCACCGGCTGTCGTGATGTTATTATTATCGCCATTGCTATCTTCGACTTTATCTGGATATAGACTCTCCATTCTAGCCTTACTCTCAAGTGCAACCTGTTCTGGGTCGCTGAACATATCAATGGTCTTAATTGCTCTCTTGTAGTGAACACCGCACCTAAGCAGTATTTCAAGCACTTCTGCCTTAACAAGCATATTGTCAAGCTTGTTGTGATTGATATGTATTTCAATATCGCTAGGCATAAGAGTGTAGCTTTTATTTATCCTAAGTCTATTAAGAATAATCTTAAGCGACATTCTCTCTGACTTCTTAAGGATGGGCTCATTAATGGCGGTTCTAAGTTCTGCGTCATAATGTCCGTTTCTAAGTTCTACAGCTCCTTGAGTATCTCCGCCGGTATTGCCTTGTCGGTTTGCAAGTCCTTGTATACTTAAGAATTTTTCAAACAAATCATTGAAAACCACTTGCCCCTCGGTCTGATTAAGCTCGCTTGACATAATATCAACATCAGCTTTATTGTCAGTGCCGTTGTTGGACTTAACAACTAACGCTCCCTCTTGGCGCATTTTTCTGAATTGCTCTAAGTCAATCTCACAGTTGACAAACTTAATCCATGCCGATACGAACTGTTCTATGCCATTTACCCTGTCGGACTGCAAAGTGTTTATTGCGTCCGTAATAGGTATTGTGATTTCTATATCTGACAACCGCCTAGCATTGTTTGGGTATTCAATAACTGGGATTGCTCTGTTGCCATTTACTCCCCTATCGACTATCTTTCCGTTTCTAATGTCAAACCACTCGTTATTGGTAAAGCAAAAATAAACATCAGCTCCGTTTTCATCTTCTCCTATCTGACAAGAAAAAGCCGGTCTGTTGTTTGAATAGTACACAACAAAGGTGTACATAGGATTTTCTGATGATAAGTAAAAATCGCTCTCGTCAAGTAGCTCTCCCTTACTCTCATCATTTCCGATAAAGCGATAAGCAGTACCGCATATACTTCTCCAACGGCAAATATCTATGTCAACCTCTTGCTTGCTTTCAGAATCCATTGTCACATTAAGATTTGTAATTTCCTCTGATTTCTTATCATCTGTGCCACGTAACACATATTGGATAGGTTCAGCGCATATATCCGCTGTTTTTCTCTCAACAAGCTCATACGCAAGGTTAACTGGTATCTTGTTGTTTATTTCTGGTCTGTTTACCTTTTGACGATACAAAATCGGTTGGTCACCACGATAGTACCTGTCAAGATATTCAATCTCAATGGCGTTTAACTCATGGATTACAAGAGCTTTATTCAATTCATCAACGATATTGTTAGCTGTGATAGCTCTTTTTCTCGTGTAAATTATCTGTCTACCAAAATTGTTATGGCATACAGCAGAAAAAGGTCTCACATTTTTATGAGCATATCTATACATCAATAAAACCTCATGCCACTTGCAGAAGTTCTCTGTGGAACCTCTTTTATCTGAAATTCTTGTGTGCCAGCCCAAAACCATATCCATTTACGGCAGTGCGGACACATTACTTTGTGGTGTTTCTTGTCACTTTTATTTACCCACGTTAATAGCTTTCCGCAACGAGGGCACATTACACTTCGTTTTCCTGTTGGTACAATATTCTGATTATTCATATTACCCTCGCTTCACTAAAAATAGCACCCACAATCTGTGAGTGCTATTTCTAAAAGAGATTTTTCGCAATGAACGAATTACGATTTTTTCATAGTTATATTATAACTGTCAATTTTTTAAGTGTATATATGCAATGATATGCAAAACTATGCACACTACTGCACATTTTCAAGGTATTCTTTTCCGTAAAGCCTTTCAAACTCTTGCAAAGCTCTGCCGTGGATTGTAAATATTTTTCTTATGCTCCAATTTGTAGCCTGTGCGATTTCTTCAAAAGTGTTTTGATTAACATATCTCATTGAGAGCACATGATAATAGTCAGTATTCTCCATACTATCAATTTGGCTGATAATATGATTTCTTTTTCTCATAAATTCATCAACAAGTTTGTCTGTATCTTTTTCCAAGTCCACAATTTTAGTTACTGTACTGCCTAATTTATCTTTATCCGATGAAACGTCAACTGCCTCTTTGTCTGTTGAAACAGTAACGCTACATGCTATTGTCTTAAGCCGGTATATCTCAGACAGCTTGTTTTGTATCATTTTATCTAATCTGCTAATTTGATTTAAGTAAGTTTTTGTATTCATAATTTTGCTCTCCTCATTGCATACTTATAATTAATAAATTCTTCCCAATATATCTTGTCGAACCGAGTGTCTCTAAATCTATTATCAAACTTTCTTTTATCAACTATAAAGTCTAAGCCCTCTTTTAATCCCAATAGAATATAATCAGGCACAAACGAAGCCGGTATTCTCACAATCTCAAAACCATTGTCAATACAGCTCATTATCTTTCTTTCTCTTAAAAAATCCTTATTTTCATCTGTGTGATATATTTCGCCATCAACTTCAACAATCTTCTTTAAATCCGGTATAAAAAAGTCCACTTTGCACTCGCCTATTTTGTAATTCGGATAATATTTAATGTTTTCCTTTTCAAGCTGTATAGCAAAGCAAATTTCATTCACGCTATTAAAAACATAGCCCTCTGACATTATTTTTCGTGCAACTTCACAAGCCTCTTGTTCATAATCTAAGTCTTTAATTCTTTTTCGTTTTGCCTTTTTCTCTATTTTTTCTTTTGCTTTATCCACATTTGTAAGTTGTTTCAACAATTTTATTTTCCTGTCGCATTCATCACAAACATATTTTTGCTTTTTGTTAATTTCGATAATGGCTCCACACATAAAACATGTATTTGTCATTAATAAAGCCCTCCTCTAAACGGATTGTGTGTTGCTTCTACTCTTGCTACAGTTCCAGTTCTCATTTCATTTTCAAACAATGCAATGCTGTCTGGTGCATCGTCATGTTTTACTTTTCCGCTTCTTGTCATGGTTGTAAGCTCTTTCATAAACTTGTAATATTGGCTCTGCCTGTCCATTTTCTTAAAATCACGGAAATAATAATCTCGAATGATATTGTCTCTTGCGTTTTCCATTCGGGTTATTTTGTTTGAACAATTAAATTTAAACCTTGCGCTACACCTACCACCCTGTGACTTTACAATGTCCATTACATCGCGCCCGAAATATTCTCCTGCGCTGTTGCTTTCAAATGTGACTGTCTTGACATTATGTTTAATAAGCATATTTGCACATTCTGGTTTGGTGAACTGTGTTCCTGCATTATCAAATACTACATCAACTATGTATACCTCATTTCCGTAAACATAGCCAATCGGCATTGAGCAGCTATCCTCTCCTTTATCTGCACTATCGCAAGCCGCCATAATTGCATCTGGCTCTCTGTCAACTGGTAGTTCCTCAAAGTAATTAAGTTCTTTTTCTGCAAACATACGACCTTTTGCTTCAAATGGTTCTTGTTGGAACTCTGCCGCCCAGGTCTCTTCCGACACAAGTTTGCGCTCCTTGCGGTAATAGTCTGTTGTAAATATCTTTCGCAAGCCCTTTTTATCCTTGCGGTATATCTCCCAGTTGCTTTCATCGGTTATCGGGTCTAGCGCCGGAATAGCAACTTCTCGCCACCGCCACCCTAACTCGTCTGCCTTGTTTTGTAATGCTGTAATAGGGTCATATAGGCTGTATTTAGTTCCTTGTATAATAATGGGTGTTCCCTCTAATCTACGTCCTAATACGTCATCCGTTACCTTTTCACATAGGAACTCTAATCTATCCCTGTTTCTAGCCTCTTCATGGTTTTTTACGCAGTCATCAATGTATACAAGCACATTTGCTTCGGTACATCCTACGATTGCACCATCAATAGGTCTACAGGTAAACGTTGGGAAGATATTTTTGCTCTTAAGGTCGATTGATAGATTTTCAGCACTTTTATATTCCTTTTCGCCTATTTTTGTAGCTTCTGGAAATACGCTTAAAAACCTCTGATATGTGCTTTCTGTCTCAAATCCTTGTAATAAACCACCATAAAAACGCTTAACAAGTCCTTCGCCTTTTCCGACACCGAATATACTTCCGTCTGGGTCGCGTCCACCCATCATCTGCGCCAATTTTAAGCCACCTGTGGTTTTTCCTGTTCTTTTCGGCTGTGATACGGACAGAAAATCTAATTTTCCGTCATAAATTTCTTGGTAGGCTTTAACTACAGGCTGTAAAACTTTATATCTTGGAAAATAAAACCTCTTATATGGGTCTTTTTCATCAATTTCAATGTAATAAAAAAAACTGTCCACAAGATAGGCTGACTCGTACATTAAAACATCGTAGAATTGTTGAAGCACTTTGTATGTCGTATCGTGCTCCCCGGCATACACCTCTAGGTCTGCAACTCTGCCGCCTGTATGTTGTTTGACATAAATTGCTATAAGTTGCTTTGCCCTTGCCGATATTTTCAATCCATAATCAACATCATGTTCTGTCCTTAAGGCAACCGCTACGGCTTGTATGTATGCATCTATTACTTGTTCATCTATTCCATTTCTCTTTATGTAATTTTCGTAGCTATCAACTGTGGAAATAAGGCTTTGACTAGCCATAAGAAAAGCACCTCCACTTTTCAGCAAAGGTGCTTATAGACCTCTGCCTATAACTGTTTTAGGGTAGCGACTACAATCAATCTGTAGCCGGTAATATGCGTAGTCAGTAGTAAAAGCTATTCTTAGCACACCAATATTGTACGCACCTCTTGGTGTTTCGGAAATTATTTAAAGACTATTTTCTTGGTCTTGTTTTAGGTTAGCGACTAACTCTATTCGTTAGCCGGTAATTGTATTTACATTCTAGGGAAATAATAAAATTTCCATCCGTTTTTTATCTTTTGTTCTCTACACCAAGGCAAATACTCATTAAGTTTTCTATTAAAATCCATATTTGCACTGTATTCATCCCAAGCCTTTTGATTTATTTTGAGCCTTTTTCCTGTTATGATATGGTCAATTAGAAAATATGCACCCAAGAATAAAAATGTGGCTCCTGCTATCGCAAACATTGCTATTATTTGCATTTTCGTTTCTATTTACTCCTTAAAACAATTTCTCAACACTTGCCTGTCTGCCTCGTTATCTACCTCAATAACAGGTTCATCCTCTAAAGTGGAACAATCTATACATTTGCCATTTCTACCGCTTATTTCCTGTGGTTGTGCTTCTCTAAGTGCTTCACGCTCTATTGATTTAATTACTTCTGCCATGCTCATTATAATAAACCTTAAATCCTTTCATCGCATAATCAGAAACAGCCTTTTTCAACTCCTCTTTGGTGGAATAGGTCTCTTTCAAAAGAATAGCCATGCCTTTTTTGCTGATTGCATAAATTCCAAACGGAACCTGTTTACTCGCAACATGTAAAACAGCTTTTAATTGTTCGGCCTTCATTTCATATACGCTATTTCCGACTGTCAGTTTCATTTCTCATAAACCCCCAAAAGTCTTCCATGCACTCATTGCATAAATCGTAGGTTGTATTCAATACGCCATTTCTCGTGATTGAGTTTGTACCCAACAGCCCTACTTTTATTTCTTTTCCGCACCTGTCGCAAGTGCGCCATTCTTTTTGATGTTTCATCCTTCCACCGCCTTTCAAACCAATCCGTACATATATAGAATATCAAGTGGTGTTATTCTATCTCGCTTAAAAGAATTTCTGACAATATAATTTGCCAACTCCCCATCTTCCCATCCGTCCGTACTTGTCATAGAATCATAAATCTGTTTATATTCTCCGGTCGGCTTATCAAATTCAAACCATCCTAAGTCAAGTGTCACTCCATAATCATAAAATCCTTTATCCGACCACTTACTTACATAGTACATTAATTGCTTGTACGAAAATCCAAGCCTTTCAAAAATATTTCCAATAGTTCTTATGCTCAATTCTCGATTGCTTGAAGGCAATTTTCTTTTCTGTTCATTCACGCAAGCTCTAAAAAATATTTCTTCTAATGGTTTCATTCTTCCACCAACTTTCTACCGCAGATAGGGCAATGGTCGATATCCATAACTTCCCAAAAATCAAAATAACTGTTAAACACACCAATCTGATACGTGTTATCTTCCGCTTGCATAATCCCATCTGATAAGTTCCTGTTTGGAACTAAGCTATAATCATCAGTATTCCATTTTGTAGGATTTTCGCAAAATTCACACATGCTTCTTATTTCTCCTTTGCCTTAAACAGTGTGTCAGGAAATGGAATGCCTAAAAAATGCATGTTTGCGTACTTCCTAAATGTTGGTCTGCTCATGCCAGCCATTTTTGCAGCTTTCGATTGTGAACATCTGCCGTATGCGTATTCCGTCAATGCTTCTTGGAATAGTTTGGCATTTCGTGTCTTAACTCCCTTTGCCATAGACACATCTCCTTATTTTTTGATAATCGGATAGACAGGAATCGAACCTGTGGCTCCCTCAATTACTGCTATTGCAGTGGTTGTTCTTCCAACCGAACTACTATCCGAAAAAGGAAATATTCACTCCATCAAAAGGTTTGTCAAAACGCATAAAGGCTTTGCTTTGAAGTGTATTTCCGATTACTTTCAGCGCGCGCCTTACTCATAACCTTGTTTTTGTGCGTTTTCATTTTACTTTGCCTTACTGTATCGTGCCAACACGTACAGACCGCCCTACTCTAACTTTTTAAGTAAAGCATGTCAGCATTACGCAACCGCTATTCAAGATATAACAGCTCGCACTAAACCGACATATGATTGATGTGGTGTGGATTTGAACCACACATGAACAAGCACTCCTGTCCTTTCAAGCCCCTAGCAATCAGGTATTCCCCTGTGGTTATGCTATGGTGGATTCGAACCACTAGCTCATTCTATCTGCTATTAGCGTTTACTCATTCCGCCACACATCAACAGTCAGCGTCATGCTGACTAACGCCGACATCGTGAATCGAACACGAACAACATTTCTGTTGGATAGCTTAGCAAGCTATTGGAATACCTTTATCCCATATCGGCAAAATATAGCAGCCGTAGCGTGACCGCTATATCGAAACTGCTTTTGTCGCTACCTTTGTACAGTCTCTACGGACTTTTTATACCGTTTACGGCGAGTTTCACCCCTGTCGTAAGTTTAATCGGCAAGGTTGGGAATCGAACCCACGACAAATCAGCTAATAGCTGACTGCTCTACCACTGAGCTACATGCCGATAATGAGGGTGAAGTCTAAGGAGTGGCAACACCCTCCGGAGATATAAATTTGTATGTGCTGTAGGAAAAGAACTAACGAAACCTACAGCAAAGGGCATGTGAGGGATTGCGCCTCACTCAAGACTCACTAATTTGAGTTGCCCTAGTTTAACAATTAATTAAAGGGGGTATATATGTCTACTCTGCCTATTACAGATGTCTTTACGACAGGTTGGTTTTCACGCTCGTGTATTGTGGGATTATACACGATTAAACCCTCACGAGCCTTGTGACGGCTCTTAACAGTTTTCCACTATGAGGGTGAAAGGAACTACTAAGTCCAATGTCGGGGAACCAAGTAAACCCCGAACAGGGCATGTTGGATTTGAACCAACGAATGCGGGAATCAAAATCCCGTGCCTTACCGCTTGGCGAATGCCCTATATTTACTGCCACATGAAAGCTATGGCAAGTATCTGACCGAGCATTACAGCAACGCCAAGAAGTCTTGTACTAACTGTCACTTTTTTGTTTAATGTCGTGTTTACCATTCCAAAAGCGATTAACGTCAGCCATACTGTTGTTGCAATTTTTAATACAAACATGATTTACACCTCAAAATCTAATTATCTTTATTTTCTTCCAATGCCGACTCGGTTATACACGCAAGCACCAAAAACACTATCGAAATAATCATTGAACATGAGTCGGAAAAGAGTATCGCATGAAGCATACAGAATAACATCAGCCATGCAAAAATGCCTTTAATGAACATTGGCAAGTATCTGTCAGCAATCTTACTGAAAATCATCCATCTGCGCTTAGACTTAAGCTCGCGAGCTTTAACCATGTACCATGAAGCTTTTTGTATATCTTGCGCGAAGCTATCTTTATGTCCGGCACGATATTTATACTTGTATGCAGTAATCTCACACCATTTAGCCACATCCTTAAGCCCGTAAATGTCAATCATTTCATCAATGCACTCTTTACGATTAGGCAGATTGTAGTGGCTAGGGTGATTTACCATATCCGAATTAATTTTGCCAGACTCAAATCCTGTTAATTTCATCGTTCTTAGCTCCTTTACTGTTATATATTATATATAACTGATATATTATCGTAATTGTATGTATATATATTATTATTGTGTATGTTGTTTAATTAATATATAACTTATGTTATAATAATAAATACTACTTGGTGTAATTGAGGTATGGGTAAAGGCCTTTTTGTTTTGGCGGATATTTTGGGGACTAAGTGGGGCGGTTTGTCGCTTTTTATATAGACCCCCAGGGCCTCCAATCCGCAGCCATTCAGACCTCAAGCAATCAAGCATTTTAAATTGCATCTATTGCATATACAATTTACTTCTATGCTTTCAACTCTTCGCTAAACAACTGTTTTGTGAAGAGTTATAATAATTCAATGGCTCTCAAAGCCTTGTAAATAAAGGGTTTAGAATTGTGTGTATTGTATATACAATTACTTGGCATTATCAACCATGTTATCATTCGTTAATGCTTTAATATTCTGACTATTTGCCCCGCCTAACTGTGGTAATTCATTGGCGGTCAACGCTCTTGCTTGCGTAGCCTCGTAGCCAACACCCGGTTGATTCATGCCGAATTCATTGTTTCCAACAAACATAGCACCGACAGGGGATTTATTATCATATGCTTTATCTTTGATACAATCTTTACGGATTCCTTGCAATTTTTCCCAAATCTCATAACTTTTAGGACTTGACTCTTTGTTTAATCTCCAATTATCTATAACGCCACAATCAATATTACACCAATTACTAAATGCTACAGTACTGCACAACTTATTATATACGTCGCTAATATATATATATTCATCACATATATTATTTAATACACTATAATTGTATCTGTTATAGTTAGTTAACATACATGTATTGTCATATAACTGTTTATCCTTTAAAATACTATTGTCATTGAACATAATCTCTCCGACTCTCTTACAAACAGCCTTCCAAGGTCTTTGGCCCTCGCTTTTCAAATCGTCAATGTGTAATTCCTGACAAGCCTGATCTATAGCTCTTTCAAAGTCCTCTCGATAAAGCTGGAAGGTGCCAAAATCGGCAATTAAATGTTTAGTTATATTTCCTTTAATTTTTTCCATCTCAGCACCTCAAAATCATAAAATAAAAAGCCTGCACAACCTAGAATTTAAAAGCTCTAAGCTGTACAGGCTAACCGGCATCTGCATATACGCTCACACTTGGCAATAATGTGTTCTGCGCTTAAATTGTTGATGTAAATATACGCCCTTAACATATATTTGTCAAATAGATTTTAAAACAATACTGACTGTATATATTAAGCTTAGTATATTTAACCAGGCATTATATATATATTTATATATTATATTTATTAATTATCTTGTTTAATATAAATAAATAAAAAATAAAGGGTTAATATAATAATATACACATCTATAAAGCCGTAAGGCTTTATTAATATATATACTATACTTACCTAACCTTACCTATACTACGGATACGCTTTGGATACAGACCTGTATACATCATGTATACATTTCGGATACAAAAATAAAAAGAGCCACTATAAAAGTGACCCTTAATTATTCTAATACTCTTTAACGCTATATACTGCGCCATTGTCAAATATATTTGACCATTCATTAAGTGCATCTGCTAACTCTTCCAGTGATTCAGCGCTCTTTATAGCGTCTTTGTATTCGTCCCACTGCTTGAGATATTCCGGGAACTCGCTTGGCTCTCCAAGAAAGTCTTCAGCGTTCTTTGTTCCCTTATCTATTTCAGCGTTTGGATAATAATACTGTTTTGCGTCCTCTAAATTTGTAAAACTAACTTCTTTGTCGAAACTGTTTATTAATTCTTTCATACTCTTTATACCTCCTTTTCTGACATGGTACAAACATCTTTATAGCTCTCCGGCTTGCCACTAATTGCAGCATTGCCGGGATAAGCGTACATACATGAGCTACACCAGCCGCCCAATTTGCAATTTTTACTTGCTACAGCGCAAGTATTAAATTTGTCCGTTTTGTCTTGATATTTCATTTTCCCACCTCATTAATTAAATTGTTTCTTTGCTACGACATAACTATAACATTTTGTGCCTTGTATGTCAATAGTTTTTTGTGCCTTATTTTAATATTTTTTCTTCGCGCTCTAATTTTTCCGCTACGGCTAATTTAATAAAATCGTTAGCGCTGTATTTAAGGGCTTTAATTCTGTCTTTTGTGCCTTTTGCAAATCGACAGTTTACACGTTCAAATTTATCATCATATTTATAGTTGGCTTTTCTGCGCGCCTCTGTGGTCTTATATTCCATATGTTTTGCACCTCTTTCATCTATATAGTTACATTCATTATATATTTTTGTGCCTTGTAAGTCAAGTAATAATAATTACTTCCATATAATAGCGTTTTAAATAATTTTGTGCCTTGTATATATTACATAATAGTTTTGCTTTTTTGTGCCTTACATTTTGTGTATTTTGTCTATTGTTTTGTGCCTTACATTTTGATATACTTTAGTCAAGTCGAAAGACAAGGAACAAAATAATAATTGAAAGGTGAGGGAATTATAACACATTTCCCGAAAAGGTGCAAACCATGAGAAAATTAAATTGTAAAGAAGTAAATGAGGCATTAAAAAAGGAAATTATGGACAGTTACGAGAGCGCAGAAGAATATTACACATATGACGGCGCAGAGATGAAAACAGAATATAACGACATCTGCAAGGATATTTTAAAAATGTTTGAGCGTGAAAAACTCAATGGTGATTCGAGATATAAAGCCGGTAACATGAGTAGGCAAGATTTATTTGTTGAGTGGATGAGCGGACTCCCTAGTTCTTTCCCGGTTTCATGTGATATTTTCCTTGGCTCTGTTGCTGAATGGTTAGGAAATATCCTAGATGAGACAGAGGCAGAAAAGCAAAAATATAACGATAGCAAGGCAGAGCGCACCGCGTGCTTGATATTATACAGAGAACTGAACAAGCACGCACAAAAAGCAAATTAGAGGGGGGTGTAAAACATGATTAATATAGACATGTGGCACAATGACAAAATAAAAGCGGTTGAAAAAATCAATATATTTTTTAACGATTTGACCGGGGAATATTGGGGGAATTGTTATATTAACAATAAAGCTATTGGAGATTATACCGCGGACAGCTCGACAGACATCGAAAAGGCTTTTGAACATTTAGCAATTAATTGGAATTAAGTAAAATAAGCCGGTGCAAGTTCACCGGCTTTATATTAAAGAGGCGGGGAAATGGATAAATCAAGAATTAATTTTAAGAATTACGAAATTGTAGACAGTGGCGCAAAATTCTATAAAAGCAAAGACAGTGAAGAAGGCTTTTATCATGTTTGCGATGAATACGCGCCGGGCGGTACTCGCTTACTTGAATTTATGCCGGAAATATACAGGCATGATATAAGCGTTAGTTTTTGTCAGACCATAAACGGACATAGTGCAATGCAATCTATCAAATTTTGTCCAATTTGTGGCAAGCAATTAGCATATTAAGGGGTACAACTATGGACGATTTAAAAGAGATTTTAAAGGCTTTCGGGCTTTTCGTGTTGTGCCTTGTAATTGGGTATGGCGGATTGTTTTTATTTTTTTATTAAATAGCTAATATCAAGGGATTTTTAGCCGGTTCGATTCCGGCTATTAGCTTTATATATAAGGCTTTTCAGGCTTTATATTAATCAATTCAATATTTTTTATTGGTGCTTTTATATGGCTTTACGGCTGTTATATATTGCACTCCGTCCGCGCGTCCGGTAAATAATCGCGTCAAGAGGTCTTATAAATGCCTTTATATTTATATCAGGCTCAAGAGGTGCAATGCTTGAACAAATAATTGTGCGCCCTTATAGGTGCTTTGCGTTATACACCTAATAAAAACAGATTAACGCACGACAGACCGCGAGAGGGTCAAAAAGCAACTATAAACCATGCACGAATAGAAAAGAGGGTTAATAAATGAACGAATTTAAAAGCCTTGACGCTGTAGAATGTGAAATAAGAGCACGCTACAACGGCAAATATACGAGCGCGCCGGAATATCAGGCAAGCGAGCACGCCACACGTAAAGCAATAACAAACATTTTTAGAGCTGTCGCAGAGTCGGGCACATGTGACGATATTACCACGCTTATTAACGGCAAGGAATACCGCCGGACGGCTTTTGATAACTACCTAAACCACAAAAACTATATAAGCCCAATAATTAGGGCTTGTTATAATTAGGGGGTGTATTATGCCAAAATATGAGTATCTAGGGAAAAAAGAAATATATAGGCGTGTTCGGGCGCTAGGCTATGAGATGCCAAAAATAAGCGACTTTGATTATATCAAGTATGACTGCATCGAGTGGATGGAGTCGCACGAGCTGAAAATTACAGTTCAGAGGTGCGGAGAGTGGTTGCAAGTCGTAGAAAAGCGTGCGCACGTTCACCCGGTCACGCTTTTTTGTGACTATCAAGGCGGAAAATATATAACGCGTTATTACTAGGGATATTCTATATCCCTTTTTGTTGTGCCTAAAATCGAGTGTACAGCCGTTGGAGCTGTCGCAAGTTATCCGGCTATAAGTCCGGGTACTATCGTACATTGACAAATTAACAAAATTATTCTATGATTTTATGATATACACATTTAAAGCCGTGTATTTGACGTTTTAAGGGCTTTCGAGCGTGCTAACATGGATTTTATCAAGTGTACTATAATAAGCCGTAAAACAAGCCGTTTGCAATGCCTTATAGCATTGCTGTAGAGGTTCAAGCCGTCAAGCTTTTCCAGGTGTGACATACCACGAGTCAGGCACACCAACTCATGGAAAATGTTTGAATTTTCAGAAAACTTCACTCAATTAAAGTGCGGTGCGAGTTCTTTACAAGTTCTCGACAAGTTTTTGTAAAATTTTGCGAACGGATTTTTGAAATCGAAAAAGCCAAAAGGTACGGGGGTATCAAAATTTTTTAGGATTTTTAGGATTTTGAATTTTGAATTGCCAAAAAATAAATGCTCTTGGCACTGTAGTCGCTCTCTCCTAGCTTCTCAATCAATTTCTGCCGTGTCATTTCCGGATTAGTCTGGTGTATATATTTCAATAATTTGTCTATTTTATCCATAGTATCTATCACTCCTAACTGCTCTAAGTATCATGTCAACAATATCAAACACTTCATCCCCATATGTTGCTACAAAATCACACAATATCTCTTCCTGCTCGATAGGCAAATACACATCATAGGACATACAGATTGCGTGACATACTTCGTGTATCAGCACCTTGCGTTGCATAAACCCACGCAAGGCATTTGACAGATAAATTGTGTGTGTATTTCTATCAGTTACACCTAGCACAGAAACATTGTCTGACCGCTTTAATTCACTTGAATTTGAATTTTTATATTGTATGTGCCAAATTGTACTATTGATTGTAAAAAACATCTGTATGCCCCCTTTAATAAAAAATAACCACTAACCTTATATTGGCTAGTGGCGTTTGCATTAATTTTTATTTATCATAATCGGTAGCACACATTCCTATACATTGTGGAGAATTATATAACTTAATATAATCGTTTTCCCCATATCTCTTTACGCACACATGCATTTCGTCATGCCAACCAATTCGATTATCCTCTGTTTTATCGTTCATATCTATCACAATGTCGCTCGTCTCAAAAGGTGCATTTCTATGCCCTAATGTTTTATAGAAAATTGTGTGTATTTTGACAATATACACTTTCATTTCGTCAAAGTCATTAAACTCTTTTGCTGTTGCCATGGATTCTGACAATCCACCCTTATGTTCTCTAAAAATAATCATATAATCAGCTCCTTTTGCCAATTATATCATAAATTGTACCAAAGCGCTAGCCAATATTCAGTTATCAATGTGCAAAAACAGGCTATGAATATTGCTACTCATAGCCTTTAAATTTACAGCTTAGAAACAAGTGTGCTAAGTTTGGTACGCATAAGATTACGTTCTTCTGCTGTCATATCGCCAATAAGCTGCGTAATATCGCCACCAAGCTCTTTGATGTAGCCGTCAAGGGCTTTCATCTTATGTTCCTTATCCTCTGGCGTGTTGTTTTTATGCATTTCCTTAGTCTCTGTATAGTTTCTCTTTGCCCTGTCATAGCCGCTTTCAATCGTATGTGATGAGTTATTGTCTGATACAACAGGCTCGGTATAATACATTCGCCCCATGCCTTTGTCCATGTCGCGCATATACTCCATGTCGTTGTAATTTACCGGCATGTGATAGTATGGTGGTTCAGTATATCCTCTGCGGATTCCCCTACCTTTTGGCGCAAATCTGCCGTTTGCATAGCGGTATTCATCATAGTATCTTCTACCGCCCTCTTCTCCGTATTCGTCTTTTAAGGCTCTAAGCAGTTCCTTATTGTACTCTTCTTCCTCTTCATCAGCTTTCTTCATAGACTTAACAATAACAGCCTTGTACTCTGCTTCGCATAAGTCCTTAATCATATCGACCGCTTCGCCCATTTCCTCTGTATTGACATTCTCAACACCCTTATCAAGTTCGCATAAGGTTTTCTCTGTAAGACATTCAATCATTTTGTGGATTCTTTCAATGTGCATACTCACACCTCCTTACGCTTCACGGACAGCAATTAAGTTGCTATTCTGCACCTGTATAGCCTGTGTAGATGTATTCTGCACTGCTACTGTACTGCAACAGTTACAAGGTACATCAACATATGCCTGCGCCGACACGTTAAATAAATTCTCGACTGCCGCCGGAGTCACAATCATTCGTGTAGACTGTAAAGGCTCTCCGTCTACTGCAATGGCAAGCGAAATAGCTTCTACTGTGCCACCTGTAGGGATTTGAATGTTTCCGGAATAAGATACCAAAAATCGTGCCTTGCACTGATTAGTAATACCTCTTAGCTTGATAATTCCACTTCCAGTCCTGTGTACGATACATTTTGTTCCGTTTACGGCTGTCTCTGTAAATGCCACATCTTCTCCAGCTGAAACAGTCTGTAATGCAATTCCTGTTATTTCCATTATTTTTACCTCTCTTTCTAAAAATAAGGGCAAACATTATAGTCTGCCCTTTATCTTCCCGACATTTATGTCGGTAACATCAAGTAATACTGTTTAGCAGACATAATCTCAACTAACTCTCGACTAAACTTGGACTAATCCTCGACTAAAAATGGTTTTTAATCGGCTTAGATTGAGTTAAACTCAATTAAGATACTCAATTATTCAGTTGTCTAGCATCCACAGCCTGTATTACATCCACATCCGTAAGCATATCCGTAAAGGTTGCTTGCCGGGAACGATGGAACCGGTGTAGGTCTTACTGCATCAATAATCTGATTTGTCTGCGCTGCCATTGTGGTAGTCAGAAGCGCGTTCTGTCTATCCTGTGAAGCAGCTCTGCGTAAATCATTGTTCTCTGCCTGTAATGTAGCTATCTTGTCATTAGTCAGGAAATCAAGGATAGCTCTCGTTCCTGCCTGCTGGCTGTCAATAATATCTCTTGTATTATTGTTCATTGTGTTCTGTAAAGCGCAAGTGTTAGTAGCCATGTTGTAGTTTACACCCTGAATGGCTTCTCTTGTCTCGCAGCAACAGTTAGCAAGCTGTGACTGTAAAGCGTTGGTATTCTGCATATTAGCGACTGTATCAGCATTGATAGCCTGTTGGATGCCGTAGCCTGACTGCATGATATTTGTGTTAATACCATTAAAGCCTGTAAGCATACTGTTGTTCATAGCGTAGAAGCCGTCACATAAGCCGTTTGATATACCATCAAGTTTTGAGATAACCGCCTGGTTGTCAAAGCCTCTCTGAATTTCACTGCCGACACCGCCATTCATTCCGTTTCCTCCGAATCCGTTACCGAATCCACCCCATCCGAAGATAGCAAAGATAACGATAATAAACCATAACCATGAGCCTTCTGCGCCCCATCCATTGTTATTTCCGTTTCCGTCAATGTTCGCAACGAGTGGAACGGATGCACAATTACCTGTGTTAAACATAGAATTTACCTCCATAATTCATTTTTATATACATAATCTTGCAAGAATTAGTATCACATTCCTAATTGGCTTTTAAACGACTCAAAAGCCTTATCTGCGTCAATCCCCTTTTCTTTGCACAAATTCCTAGCCATCTGTTCAATGCCCTTGGAATCCCCCTTTTGAGCCATCTGCATAGCATTTCTGGCCATTGGATTGCTCATTACACTGTTATTCCCCACTATTTGTTGTAAAAGTTGCTGTGGGTTTCTCATGCCTTGTAACATCTGCATAGGATTCATTAAGACTCACTCTCCTTTTGTGTTCGTGAAGTTTTTCTCTGTGTTCCTAAAGATTTATCAAATCTATCCTCTAACTGCCCTATCTTCTCTGATAACTCTTCAAACTTATTCAGAAATAGCTGTGTGCTTTCGTCTGATAGGGTAAATTTAGCATTTTCTGTATTAACCATAGAATTTACTGTCTGATTATCTTTAGGGGCTGTATAAGGCTTATACACAATCGTGTTGATAGTTCCGTCAGCATTCCAACCCTTAACATATATCTCCGACATATCCTGCTTCGGGAAAAATGCCATTGAGCCATCCATAGGAACCTCGTTAGCGTTGATATTTTCAACCGCCTGTACTATTCTTCCGTTAATGCCTGCTATCTGCTGTGGCATAGACTGTTGATTCATCTGCATAGGCTGCTGTTGTAAGCTCTGCTGATAATTTTGCAAGAAGTTCATTCTATCCATATATGGATTTTGAGATTGTATATAAGGATTATTCATCATAGGTGCCTGATAAGGATTGTTCATTGTCTGCCTCCTCTAAAACTTCCTCGATTGCTTTAATGACAAGAGATAATGTCATTAGGTCGATTTTTTGTAACTCACTTTTAGCAAATATTTGTTCTCTCACTTCATCGTCAAACATAACATCATCTCCTTGTACTTAAATTTTGGCATAAAAAAAGAGAAGAGCATTTCCATGTTCTTCTCATATTTGTGTCATATAATGGCTTTTCTATATACAATTTTTACTACACACTTTTTGGGGTGGTTACTACACAGTTACTACACACTTTTTGTATTAAAATACATTAAAATACATAGAATTATATATTTTTACGATTTTACGAAAACTCCGCAGTCCCTTTATTTTCCTAGGATTGCGCCATTATTTACGAAATCGTATGGCACTCCTTGGTACACATAATAATTAAGCCAGTT